CAATTACTGCCAGTTTCGCGGTTTGTATTGCAAGCTACTTTATAGGCAAATGGATTGTCCGTAGATTTAACAATTGATTTATTTTTATCTTCCTCCATGCAGTAGTTGGCTGCATGGTTGTATTTTTGCAGTGCATACGAGAATCGAACTCGTGATCTCTACAGTGACAGTGTAGTGTTCTAACCACTGAACTAATGCACTATAATGTCATATCTCTTTTGATTCAACTTTACGAATAGCCGCTGTCATTTTGATTTCACAACCATATTAGCCCTATGGTTGTTATCTTTGGGGAGTAATTGCAACTCCCCATTACTTTGTTTACGTTTTCGATAATAATATTCTTTATTATAAGCTCTTAGATAGTCACGCCTATCTTGGTAAGTTCTTAGAGTGCCCTCTTCTTTTTGTTTGTAATAACGTTTTTTAGCACCTTCTCTATTCTTTTTTTTACGTAACTCGTCTCTTTTTCTCTTCTCATCTAAGATTTCTTTCTGGTGAGATAAAGAATAAAGCAATATACTAATCTTTGTATTCACAATACGTTGGTTCCGCTTTTTGACATATTGTGCTACTTGACCACTATTTACTTTATTACGGTAATACATCGCATTTCGGTATTTGTGACTATGATAAAAAGCATTGTTTTTTCTTTTTATTTCTTCTTTATGCTTTTGATAGTATTGTCTGGCATATTCTTTTAGCCTTTCTTTATGCTTCTGATAATATGCTCTATAGTATTCTTTCAATTTATTGGATACTGTCATATAAATCAATTTAAAATCGTGGAAAATTAATTGCATCCCATTTGAGGCCCATGCAGGAATCGAACCTGCGATCATGGTTTTGCAGACCATTGCCTTACCACTTGGCTAATGAACCAGAGAGCTGGAAGTTTCACAACTTCACAGCTTTGCGGAAAGAAAAATAAGCTAATCCAATAACAATCTTTTTAACCTTAAATGCGCTCTTAGATGGATTTGAACCACCGACCTGATGATTAACAGTCATCTGCTCTACCACTAAGCTATAAGAGCAAATGATGTCTTTATCTCCCTAACCGACCCATCCCCTTTCGGCGATGGTGGAGGAATCGAACACTCCCATAAAGACATCTAACATACCGATTCTACCAATAGCTCGGTATCACACTCCCGGACCAACGATTCCGGACAGGGCTTAGTTTACTTGTATATTGACTTGTCTCAACATAACCTGCATGTTCGTTCCCTTGTACTTCGGGCTTGTTGTACTCGGTAATGGAGTCGAACCATTCTTTTCTGCTCGAAAGGCAGATGTCCTTTCCGATAAACGAACCGAGCAAACAGCCGGATTTTTCACCGGCATTTAATAGAAAGCGTTAACACATTAATTGTCTTTATTTACTTTCTTTTCTTTGAATATCCTTTTCAGTTGAATGACTAAGAGAATACCTCTTAGTATCAATAAAATAAATAGAATAATCAAAAAAGCTATCCATATACCTTTTAGCCATACAGAATCCAAATAGAAGGGATTAAAAGACAACTCGTTATTGAACGCCGCATATAATAGTATAACGCTCAATACAACATTTAAACCGTCAAACTCAAAAGATGATTTGTTAAAAACAATTTTCATAATGTATATTATAAGTTAAAAAATAATTAAAGTTTCTCTTTTTAATATATTACAGGCTATTTATAATTCGTTGGACAACCGAGACTTGAACCCGGACTTTCCGTTAAAAACGGACGTTCTACCAATTAAACTATTGCCCATCACTGCAAAATCCTTAACTTTGCAGCCGCAATGGAAATTTATTTGCTGTTGCTTGTCCTCCTTGTACGAGAGATACAAACTCTTATACAGGAAATCAAAAGACGATAAGCCGTCCGTAGGACGTAAAAACAACAATTGAGCTTTCTTGCCATTTGGAATGTGAAATACGATCGGTTCACAGGCATTCAAGCATTTTACATAATTTCCATCCAGAGGAATAAAGGGGTGCAAAACATTTTTCCAAGATGCTTCTTAACAACCCATGCAGCCATCCCAGCGAAACCAAAGTTGGAAACTACATGGATCGCACCCCTCCTCTTTCCAATTTATTTATGAGTTTTAATTCGTCATCTTCAGAAATTCTGGAATTACCCCATACAGCGGTGTTTTTCCGTCCCATTTATCAATAAACTGTTTATATAGAATTTCTTTAGTTAACCCTTTCGATGTGATAAGAGCCTGTTCGGTTTTTAATCTTTCTAGTTCGTTTTGCTTTTTCTGCTCTTCGATTTTCTGATCAATAACGGAAATATTAGTGTTAACCTCGTTTCTATTATCAATCTTTTCCCGGACTCGATCACTAAATTCTAATTGGGCTGAAAATGACTTCAGGTCCAATCCTCTATCTTTAAATTCCGCTCTAACAATATCCTCCAGCTTCTTCTCAAAAGCTAAAGAACCCCCATCAGCCATAAGTGTATCTGTTTTATATTTCCGGCTTTCTTCTTTAATAAGGTCGTAAATACGTGGTTCCAGAATATTGTCTTCCAAAGATCTCATAAATCCATCTCCGTTTCCGATATGTTTATTATCAAAAACAACGTCAATTGCCTTGTCTTTGATAACTCTATATGAGTATAACGGAGTAGCATTGAACTCTGTATTGTCAGCAGCTTTTAGGGTAACTGATTTCTGAAATCCTCCACGCTGTTCAAACAATGGCACCTGAAACAACTCTGTTCCCCATTCCCATGTGGAAACTTTTCCGGATACAATCTTAAAATCTTCTTTACCTTCCTTACCATAATTCTCCATAAGGACACCGGCATAGTTAGGAGCAACACGCTCACAAGATGAAAAAATCACTGTTGCCATAAGAGCAACCAACATAAACTTAATCTTCGTTTTCATGTTTTTTGATAATTAATTTAATGATGTTAATAACTGGATAGCAAACCCCAAAACATATAGCAATTCCCAACCAAGCGTCAACATGATTGAATACTCTATTGCCTATGAATAAGACCGCTATCATAAAAAAGAATTGTTCTATATACTTTTTCATCGCATATTAAGTTTGGTATATTTCAAAGAACTCTTGTTGACTTATGTCATTGTGCCGCAAACAGGAGTCGAACCTGCACCGTCCTTTCGGACGAATGGATTTTAAGTCCATCGTGTCTACCAATTCCACCATTGCGGCATCATCTTATCAAGACTTAAAGAACAAAGAAAAAATCCGGATAAAGAATGAGTTTCGGATTTTCATCTTCTCCAACTCTTTATTGTCTTTTCTCAATTTCTTAATGTCTGCCTTATTGGAAGACACGTGTGTTTTAGCTCTCATATTCAACTCCACTAAGGACTGAACCAATTGTCTCAAATTGGCAATAATATTTGCCCTTTCAGATATGATTTGCTCTTTCATATTATAATTAATTTAATTAGGAGATTCTACTGTTTGTAAGTTCAAAATACATAACTTTGTATTTGCAATGGTAACTAAAAGCAAGGAGCACTGCCTTGTGAATATTGAAGCAAAGAGAACTAAGACAAACATTAAATCCAATCAAGTTGAGGTAAAACACACCGAAACTTACTTTAATGTCAGATTGCTCAATTTATCCTGCATCCTAAAAGGAATAGAGCGTTTAATGTCTTTGTTTAACTTGTAATCAACAGCAGTGTCCTATACTTTCAATTGATTATTTTGCATCTAACTCTGTGTCGTGGTTGGCGGCACAGTTTTTCTTTGTCGTAAAATAACGCACCCAACAAGCTAAGATTGATAAGAAATCAGCCATGCTTGATAAGATAGTGCAAAAACTCAATAACAGCCCCATTAATATTAGTACACAAGTTATCTCACTTCCACTAACATATATACTCAAAGTTGTCCAAGTATAATCAATACTACAGCTTTGATATACTTCCGTAATGGCCATTACGAAGAAATATATACAAAAGAGAAATTGGAATAAGAGCCATAAAGTTTTAACTTTCTTATTACCAACGCGAAATTTAATCTTCATATTGTATTTATTTTCATTTGTTTCCAAAATCAGCAGGGGTCTCACCCCATTCTTTGTTGTTCCAGTGTCTGACTTCAATTGTATCAACATCCCATGCAAGAGCTTTAAGAAATATCTCGGCTTTCTGAAGTTCTTTGCATTTCTTCTTGGATGCTGTTTTTTTGTTTTGAAACCAAGCTATAGCTGTTATACTATCTGTATAGATAATTCTGGGAGAATAATCATTTTCTATGATATATTTTGCTGCTTCAACAACACCTAAGAACTCACCAATATTCACCGTTTTATTACCCAGGTTCTGATAAAAGATCCGCTTACCGGTCCGTAAATCTATCCCCTGAAACTCTGTTATTTTATTTTTCGTGGAATGAGCTGCGTCTGTAGCTATTCCCTCTACTGGAATTTCTATCATATTCTACCAATATTGAGCGGGTGTGGGAATAAGAGCCACAGTACCATTTATCATTACCGGTTTCATTTCTACTGTCGAATTAACCCAAAATTTACAAGGCCACTCTCCTTCTACTTTAGCAAGATTAACAGTGCTATAATACGAAGCACGTCCTTGTGCTTTTATACAAGCCTTTTTTCTTTTTCTCGGAAGCTTAGGTTTTCTACTTTTTGAGAACTTTTTTTGCTGCGACATAATGACCATCGTTCTGGAATGCGGTTAATACAATGTTTGCTGACTTACAGAAATCATCAATTACCAGCAATAGATTTTTGATGTCTTTACGTTTTGACAGTTCCTCTACAACCCCATCAATAGTACGAACAGAATCTTTGACCCCATCCAGCGGATCGTATTTGATTGTCTTGTTTCCGAACTTTACTTCCACTAAATACACAGCGTTCTTTACAACTGTAGAAGTAATCTTTGCATCAAAAGCATGTGGTTCCGCTGCTACAACGATGTATCCAGCCTTTTCATTTTTCATAGGAACCATTTGTACATCATAAAGCACATTCGGCTCAATAATTGGCTCTAGCTCATGTGTTACAATACATACTTTTTTAGGACCCTTTGCGTCTTCTCTAACGCCCTTAATGTAACCGGTTTTAGTATTGATAGAAACAAATCCTACCCATGACTCTGTACGGTCTGACTTAATAAATTTCAATTTTGTTTTTATCTTATCCATATTCCTATGATTTTTGTTTACATATAAAAGCCTCACCAACTATTTTGTTAAGATGGTGAGGCAAAGGTACGACTTTGTTTTAAATTATGACATCAATTTATTAATTATTTTATATTTAATCAACTGTCACACAACAAATTAGCTATATATAAAACTAAATATAATACTTAATATAATTGACTATATTACAGATATTTACAAAAATCACTATTAGTATATCGAAAATGTCAATAATCAGCTTCAATATCATCCAAAATTTGTTTCACTTTTGGTATTGCGAATACCCCATTTTCATCTCGATATTCTATAGTCTTAACCGAGATACCAATCTGTACAAGGAACAACAAGGTGTTTTCAAGTTCATAATCCGGGAAACTACAGAATTTCACGCCTTCTTGCAGATATACTGGGAGATTCAGTACTGCCCCCAGTTGAATAGCATCATCTTCATAAGCCTCAAAATGAGATTGGATATGAAATAATACTAAACCATGTGCGTAGTCATTCTTATAGAACTTATACGCTTCAATGTACAGATTGTCCATAATTTATAATTTTATTTGTTTAGAAATACACTTATCGCATATACCATCGTTCCGCATGTATTTGACTTTCGATAACTGGAGTCCACATTGCCTACAATAATATACGCGCTTGGGTTTAACTTTTATCGCATATAAAATTTTACGTTTATTGACATCATATATACCAGAAAGTTTTTCAAGTATCTGGTTATGTGTGAATTTGTTTGTTTTCATCAATTTCCAATAATCATGTCGGATTAACTTATCTCTTGCTTCTTTCTGATTCAACAAACCATTATCTCTCAATGCAATAATATAAGGATATGGAATATTGGTTATATCCGAAATCTTTTGAGCATACAAGTCATAAATCTGTGCATCACTCATTTCTTTATCACTATTTTAGTTTGAAGGATTATAGATTTGGAGTCTTCAATATCACGTATAAGATTAAATGAATCTTCCAATAAGGCCAACATAACACGATTACTTTCTTCATGTGTCATATTTTCCCAGTCAATTTCTAATTGTTTAGCTATTTCTTTCGCTAACTCATAAAACTTATTTGTCTTTGGAATATCCGTGACATCATATATTTCGTTTTGCTTTTGACCGAACAATAAACGGCTTAACTCATAATAACGAAAAAACGCCTCCAAAGTCTTCTTCTTATCTGGAGGCGCAATAGATAATTTGTTTTTTGTCATATTTATAAATGATTATATACGATTATCAACGATTTATGTAATTTTGTAACCAACATGGTAAGATTAGTCATGTTGGTTGCCCTTTTAGTAGCAAACCTCGCCGATGCGCCTGGAATATCATGGATCAATTATGCTATTCTGGTTTATGATATTATTTCAGCCGCCATCGCAAGGTTTGCAGGACTAACCAAAAGGAGTCAGAAAGACTCTACAAATTGATGAATTTTATCTGTATGGCTGGAGAATATATCTCCGGCCTTTTTTAAGTAATAGTTGAAACTGGATAGAATTAGTTTAGAAAACCAAGTACATTTTTGGAAAATTAATTGGCTACAATTGTATTCAATTATCAATAAATAGCAGTATCTTTGCTGAAACGATTAATAAATATTTATCATTATGAATATAGAAATTGGAGACAGCGTAAAAATTGTCAATGCCATTGATCCTATAAAGATGGTTGTTATAGATAAAATAGACAATGAACATTTAACCGCAGTGTACTGGAGTCATACCCAAGGAGCATATCTTACAATAACAGGAAATATAAATGCTTTCGTAAAAATCGACTAACAAGCCCATTGCTTTTTATAATAAAATATAGGAACACACAAAAAACGTATCTCGACAACAATATACGAAGAATCAGTGTCCCTATATTTTTTTGCTTCAATAATAGCTTTCATATAACAAAATTTTAGTCTATAACAATATCATATTAAATAGATACAATACCAGATACCAAAGTACTGATATTGACAACTACAGTTTTCTATAGAATAGGAAAGATGGAAAAAGAATGGTTGTTATTTTTAGTTATTACACCAGAATGACAAAATTCTTTTTTAACACCAATTTCGGAATTCCACAACTTATCGAATAAGCCGAAATTAAATAGTTACAAAAACTTATTATATGTATCAATAACAATTTCCAGTAACTCCATTGATTTCCCTAACGAGTCATACGCATCATTAATTACGTTATAACTTGCCTTTAACGTCTTTAGTTCACTCTCGGAATAAGGATATGTTATAACTTTAATTAAGTATAATGTTTTCTTAGCTTCAATGAGTTCAGAAATTGATTGTTTCTTGCGTTGGCATGTTTCATAATATTGTTGATACGCATCACCTAATTTGGAATTAAAATTTCGATTATAGAGGTCTAATTGAATTGCGATAGATTTGGTGTACACCTCGTTTGCAAACATTGTTATGTCGGAATTAAGTGTATTTAATTCATAAGTCAATTTAAGGTATGACAATTCATGTTCAAGAGAATCGACTCTCTGGACAAGTGTTTGTATTTCCTTTTGTGAATCATTAGATTGTGCATGGACTGAAGAAAAAGAAAGCACAAATACAAGAGAGCATAAAAATTTATTCATATAAATATGTGTGTTAAAAGTGTTTATAGCCAAAACTGTATGGTATTATATCGTGGACAACAACTCAAAATCTTCAATAGATATTTTGTCTATTGAGACAAGCCATTCAAGATAAGAAATATCATCTTTAATGTCACGAAACTTTTGTCCCTTATATTTCCCAAAATCAATTACTTGGTCTGCAATAGATATATCTTCCTGTTTTTCGACATCTGGATATAATTGTTTAAGTTCCTCAAAATCAACTTTGAAAAGCCTGTCTGTTTTTTCTAGCCAATGAAGATATTGATAATCTATCTTATAAATGTCACCAAAAGTTTTCCCCTTATATTTACCAAACATAAGTATTTCATCCGCTTTATGAATGGGAAATATTTCATTAAGCGATACACCGGGAACATCAATCAAAACCCATTCTCCACATCCAGCGCAAGGGATTTCTTCGTCTTTGATATTTGGATAACATTCCTGCCTATATGTATCATCAGGCTTACCATTTACAAAACACTTGCCATAAGCCTTACCATATTTGCCACGCGGCTTTACAGTTTCGACTAAGAAGGTTCTATCTTGATTTGGATCAATACGTCTTTCCTCGCTGGATGAACGTGCTAATCCTAACTCACATCGTTTAACCAAGAATGGAGTTCGTTTCCCTATATTGTAATAAATACTAAAAATATTATCGTGTGGGTACATAGCTTATTTTATTTTTATTATGAATTAATTACACAGACTGACATAATTAACAGGATTGTTCAATGTACAAAATCATTTCCAATTTGTCTGGTAAAGGTAATAATTTATTTTTTAATTACAAATTTGTTGCAGCATTTATTCTAATAGGATTAGCTTAGATAAGAAAAACAGAAAAATAGTTATGATATTGGTGTATTTTTGCAATCAAACCAATTGATGATACAATGAATACAAAAGAAAAGCAAGACCTCATTGAGTTATTAGTAAAATTTGTAACAAGAGCTTTTGGCCCTGAAGTAACCCCTTATGAAAAAGAGAGAATTTGGGTTGGGTGCCAAACATACGTTTCCACATGTCCGCAAGTTTTTTTTGAATCTTGCCGACATGGAATTCCTCAATATCATATTGATAAAGCGTTAGAATTATCTCAGAAAATGATTGATAACCCTAAAATAGCTGGAAATATAATAGAATTTTAGCGTTGGTCCATATAGGCTAGTCCAACAAGGTCCCAAACCTTATCTGCTAGATATACTTCTATCAGCCTTACTTCATTTGCTATATTCGCATCATTAAGGGGGTATTTCCCCTTACATGTTTGTTTTGCACGTAACCTTTCCAGAATGTCTGTATCAACAGTTACCTTGAAAAGTTTAGGAGCTTTTTTATTCTCTTCTTCTATTTGGGGAATAATTTCAGTAATAAAGTCAAAAGATGTCTTCTGATCATCCAATATGAACTCTACCAAACGGTCGGTATTGTGTAAGGCATATCTACTTTTTAATGCCAAAAATAATTTTGCATTTTTAGGTTCTTCCATATTCTTCCATATTCTTTATTATTTTCTATAGAATAGAATGAAAAAAGGGGAATGGTTATGTTATTGGATTTATTTTGAAAAATTTATTAACCACAATTGTGCTCAATTATCAATGATTTTATATATTTGTGATTAAAAACAATTGATACTATGAACATAAAAGAAAAAGAGCAAATTGAATTGTTAAGTAAAGTTATTGGAAGACGAATCAACCATGAAAACGACTCTTATATCGCAACACGTATTTGGGATGGGTGTTGCACCTATCTTTCTGCCAATAGACAACTTTTTTCAACTTTCAAGAACGGTATTCCCGAATATCATGTAGAAGAAGCTATAAAAGTTGTAATAATGTATATCAACGACCGACATAAACCTGCTTTCTATCCAGAAGACTAACGCACAGAAGAAGCCTGCATCGCAAAAGCAAGCACCTCTCCTGCAAAATTATTTATTACATTTAGAGCGTAATTTTTCCAATGTTCAGAAATTTGTACCCCATATTCCTCTTCCAATTTCTGAACATTGGAAGGATTAAATTCTATATTTATGAGTTTTGATAAATGCACGCACTTATCCTCGATTTCTGCCAGTACGTCATATACATTCTCAACTGTTGCTTTATCATCTAATACCAATTCCTGAATATTATCTGCTGCCCATATAACGGGGTATCTTTTATGCAACGCCAATGAAAGTTTTCTTTCTAAAGAAGTTGAATGTATATCTATATTGTTACTTTCGTTTGTATGCAACTCTTTTTCCATACTATCTTCTTAAAATTGTTTTCTATAGAATAGAAAAAAAAGAAGAAATACGGTTATGAAAAAGGTATTGAAATCATAAATAATATGCCAGCTCTTATTACCAGACAATCATCTTTTAGTTCTAAAAAACGATATACCCAAAGCATAAATAACGACACCAATTACCCCAATAGCTAAGAAAAACTTATACAGTAATTCATAATGTTCGTTATACATATAGTCCAATAAAATGGCACTGCCTGCTCCTACTATAATAACTATCGCACTATTTCCTTTTGACAACCGTTTTTGGGGATTCTCTAATAACCCAAATGGAAACATTAGTACCAACATTATAATAATCCAAATAATAACACAAATGAACGCAACCATAGCAATTATTTTTTTTCTATTTTAACTGTATAGCCCAAAACATCTACTATTTTAAGCATTGTGTCTATACTAATAATTGATTTTTTAGATTCAATTTTAACTATTGTAGAATACACAAAACCAGTTTTTTCAGCCAAAGCTCTCTGTGAAATTGCTTTTTCTTTACGAATTAATGCTAATATACTTCCTAATTCTTGTGCATCATTTATACGATATGAATGTTGGCCGTTCTCAATTACAAGAATATGCTGTAGTGCTTTAATATACGACATCATATTCCCCATCTCAAAATTGCTACTTCCTTTTTCTAAACGATATATAGCAGTAGGCATAACCCCCATTTGAAAACAAACATCTTTCATTTTAATGGTAGATTGCTTTCGTATATCTGCAATTATTTGGCAAAATTCTTGTCTATTCATGTTCTTATAATTTAATACTACAACAAAAATAAGCAATGCATTTGATATACACAAATAATACTTATTTTTTCCTTATTATTTTCTCCTCCACAAACCCAACGACCTCATCTATCTTGCTTATACAGTCCTCCATCAAGCAGATGTAGTCCTGCATCTTTTCTCCTCTGGAAGACATTTGTAATCCATCTGGGAGAGAATCGTAGGAGTCTTGTTCTTCATTTAAGATGTCCTCCAGTTCTCCCTTCGCTTCTTCCAGGGAACTAATAACATCGTTGAATCTACCTTTCCTTTCTTTGTTCATTTATTTAAATACGATTATATTCGATTATACACATTATTATTAAATTTGTAGCCAACTATGATAATGAATATCATGTTGGCTACTATTATTTGAAATAAATATTTTTATCATGTACAAAACACCTAATAAATATTACGAAGACAACCACAAAGAAAACAGTAAACTGTCTTTTAAAGCTTTTCAGAAAAGATCAGAATTTTGGCAGGGTGTACTCGTAGCCAGCGCAAGCCTATACGGGATATTAGTTTCCCTCCATGATAATTTTCAAGAACCGCTATGTACCCGCGTGGTATTTCTTTGTCTGACAGTCGTGTTGACCATTGGTGTGAGTACAGCTGGCGTAACTCTATACAACTACGCAATTCTTCTTGAACGTCATAGGCAAGAGGTCGAGAAGGAATTATTATCTGCATTGAATAAAGATGCTCTGGTGTCGGAGGTACATACCGGTTTATCAAAGAAGGAGGAGTTTGTAGAATGGTTGGCTCTGTTTGCATTGCTAAGTACACCTTTTCTATTACTCGCATACACCATCCTAAAAATGTACGTGAATTAACCTTGTCCCTGTCTTTCCATAAAGGCATCCTCCAGTAATATTCTTCCGGGAACTTGCAGAATGGATGATAGCATGGATCATCCATAAGAGTAAAAGGCATTCTTCTCATAGCAAAAATTCTTTGCTAAAATACCCTTTTGCAATAAGCCACTTAATCATAGACACACAACTGTCAAAAGGGCTGTTCTCGATAGGAGTACCAGCAAAACAATCTACGGTATATCTACATACGGAGAAGTTATATCCAGCCTCATACTTAATCAATTCTGGATGGTGAAGAACATTTGGTTTGTCGCAAGGAATCTCATAAGGAAGCAGTTCAAGTAACCGGACCAAGCTCCATGCTGGAATGTCATTGTTGTCTATGTTTTCCAGTGATGGTGGACACAATTGTAGTTCCCATTCCAATGAATCAGTGCTTGATTTTGTACAGCGATATACCAAATCTGCTGTTTCAGGTTTTACACCTAGCTCTATTAATTGTTGCGACTGCTCTATGCTTGTTGCAACTTGTGTTGTAAACTGTGCCATATCGTTATCATTTTTTCATTAGTTCTTCTTCAAATTCGGCAATGATACAGTCTGCATCACCACCATGTACCCAATTCTCTAAAACAGAAGCCAGAATTTCTATAGCTCTTTTCTTGGCATCTTCTTCACCTTGCTTGTAGGTATCCATGCCTATTCGATCTATGTCTCCTAAAAAATCATAACTCATTTCTCTAAACAGATTTAAAATGTTCTATAAGCTCTTTCACCGTTGCCTTATGACTACAATGGAACCATGCCGCCTGTACACTATCTTTAATATTTTCTCGTGCATAATTGATGTCATCGTCATCGCATATAAACCAAATATTTTCAGGAGGATATACAAACCATTGTGAATCGTCAGTATCGTCTCTCAATGCGGCTATGGCAAGGAACAAAGCCTCATTAGTTCCGCAATGAATATACCCATTACATTGTTCAGGAGGATATGGAACATCAATTCCAAACATCTCATCATTGTCTGTCGCTAAAAAATCATCGTTTATATACCTTTCATATCCTATTTTATACCCTAAACGAACTAACTTATCTCGAAGCTCCGGTGTGTTTTTGAGTATAAACACAGGTGTTGTAAATCCCATAGTTAATCCTCCGTTTCTATCTTTACTTTGGCACGTATTACAAATATTCCACTACATGAATTAAAAACATCGCATGGATCTGAATACAACCTATCACCTAAATAAGTACCACACTCATTCTTTAAAGAACACTCTAAACAAGGGGATTCGCTCGGTATGACAAACTCATGCAAAACTCCATTAATTATTATTCCATTATTTACTTCCATAATCATTTCTTTCTTCTATGTGTTTTCTTATTTTTGTTTTTCTTTCAATTCTTCAATCATCCGTTCAAGGCGATTGTATTCATCTCTCCCAGCTTTATAAGACTGGTCAATGCAATCACGACAGAATTCCAGACGTTTAATTTGTTGTTCCAATGTTTCGTTCATATTTCTTATTATTATATTTTATTCCAGAGGACAATCACTGGGAATATCAACTTCGTCACTTTCGTAGGGTCGAAGTGCAGCGGCTACTGTCCTTTTTAATTTTTCACAGAAGAGTTTTACGTCATCGTCACAAAACCAATCATACGGTTCTGGGTCTGGAAGAATTGTACAATGCGGACATTGTGTACATTTCTCGATTTCATTAACTATTGTTTTACCCATATTGTATATCAACTTTAATTAAACCAATGTTTTCAATATTCCAATCGCTTTTGCTATACTCAAAACTTCCTTCTTTGTTTTTACGGAAGCTGGAATAATTGTCCCATTTGCAGACTTAGAATAGGTCTTGCCACGACATAATTCATAATCGTAACCCATTACTTGTTTCTTACGAGAGAAACCTATACATCCATATTGCAGCGTCCATTCAGAACCACCTCCAAACGGCATATAGTTACCTTTATCATCAGACCACGAATTTTGATGACGTCTTGCATGAAAATAACGAGTACCAGGTTGATTATACAATAGCACTTCGTATGCACTATTAATTGAACGATTATGTAAATTCAATCGTTCGCAATTTAATCGTTGTTGAGTATCAATCGGTAAATCACAGAATTTCATATTTATTCTTATCTGAGTGTTGGTTTCTCGGATGTAATATTAGGCAGAAGAGAGTCGACCTTATTAGCAATTCTACAATTCCATTCTTGTTCTACATTTGATATAGCTTCCATTATCTTACCGAAAAGGCAAACTGGAATTTCATCGCAGCAGGGGTCTATAAAAGAGACGCATCCTTTTTCATCTATCTTATACCGTATTAAAAGCTGTTTACGGTCATCTGTAACTCTATTTTTACTCATTTCCGATATTTAATAAGTTAAATTTCCATCTTTACTAATAGTAATCACCCCGCTCGTTACCCCAACAAAATAATACTCGGCCTTTGAGATGATGCCTTTGTTTTTCTCCAACATGTGTTCTGCTTCTATTTTATCAAAAGCGGTAACTAAGCAAAGTGTATTATCAATGCATAGTCTAAAAATAAATGTTCCCATATTTATTACTATCTTTTTATTAGTTAATTTTCACCCAGATACGAGAACCTGGTAAATCTGATTTAGCTGACATAACATGAAATGCTAATACTTTTTTCACATCTACGCGGTTCCCTTTGATTGTTCTTTTAACTTTTTCAGCACTCACAAAATAAGTGTATTCACGTTCACCATTTAGATGTTTGTTAAGAGCTTCTTTTGCGTCAGATTCCTCTTTAAAAACATCATAAGAATATGCATTATAGGTCCGTTCTCCATCCAATTTAAATTGTAGCTGATAAAAGACTTCATTTGTTTCTTTATCAAAAGATTTTCCTATTCTTATCTTCATTTCTATACATTTATTAGTTAAAGAGCACACCCTAATAAAAATAAAGTGTCGAATTTTAAAATTATTGCTGAAATGGATGCGCCCTTTGTTTTTTATTACTACTTTTACAACTGTCGAATTTAAAAAATTATTGTTTATGAAATTAACTAGTGAAATTATCAACATCCTCAACGCAGGTGGAAGTGTAAAGATTAACTGTAAATCAAAACTAACTTCAGAACTAATCAACATTGCTATGGCTGCGTCAAAGAATAACGTAACTCTCATTTGTACCAATGCAGGATGCAAATTAACATCAGAGCTAATTAACATAGCTGCTGCTGGTAAAGGACATGTTGTTTTTGAATTAGACTAATGTTTAAAGTCAGGGCGTGCACAACTATTGCTACCTGACTTTACGTCATTTTCTATTGTGTAATCCATTTGTACAGTTTTTCGGCAACTTCAATGATGGATTCTTTATCACAGATTTTCACCGATACTTCCACACACCATCTACGCAAATCCATTTCCTGTTCTTTAGGTGTCATTGCTAAATCTTTTGTTTCTGATTTTTCTTTCATACATTCTTGTTTTTTGTTTTGACTTCCTCTAATTTGCAACAATTATGTTTATCATCTTGCTTCCAACATGGAAGCCCTGAACCTGAATATAAGTCACAATAG